TTTAGATAAATCAATAATAGACTTTCTTAAATTACCTGGTTGCACAATCATTGAAGCTCGATCATTTTCTGACCAGCCTTTCATTTTTTTATTACTAAAAGGATTAGTGCTAATTCTGTGAGCCTTATTACTTACCGGCACTAATGACTTATAAATTTGTAATGCGATAGGAGTAGCTGAATCTATTACTCTACTTCTTTCTTTAACTGTACATTGCTCCATTAACTCTGCAAATTCAATCACCGCATCTGCTAAACCTACTACTCTTAATGACATTCCTTGGAAACTCCTTCTACCTGCGTAGTTAGACTTCTGAAGGTCTTTAAGGTGATTTATTTGTTTAGCTGATAGATATCCCATTACACATAGTTTTGAGCAAATGAACAAAATAAATGCAAATACATATTGTCCTCACTTATCTGGATGTTTTCTATTTGGTAATATTTATTCATCCAAATAATTCTTTGTTGCTCGTTTATGTCAGTTCTATATCGACAGGTAACTCTTACCTGGCTTAATGCTGTTATCTTGCCACCTTCTACCTCCTCCTTGTTTATTCCTTTATAATCTACTAATGCCCATACCTCTGCAAAATTACTCCACGTCTCTGTTCCAAAACCAGTAGTGCCAACAGTACGAGAAACACTCTGTACTATTATTCTTTCTCTTAACTTTCCTATTTCTTCTTTCTTATTGTATCTCATTAGAATAATTGAACCCTATATTGATCTAAAAGATATTGAGAGGCAGTAGGCATCTTTCTAACGTAATCTTCTCTGTTGTCGTAGGTATCAGCAATCATCATTAACATTGCCTGTCTTATTTGCATTGGCACACCACTTGCCTCACTGCTAAATCCTGCCGTATAAGTTATAGTAACATCATTTATATTACCATACAATGTTGGCCATGTTTTGCCAAATGCAAGGGATAGTCTGCATGGTTTTGAAAAATTATCTACAATGTAATTACTACTATTGTATGTCTGTGTTGTATTTTGGCTGTCTGCGTATTGAAAATTAGTAACGGCAATAACTGGAGAAATACTTAAATAAATAATTGGATTTGATAGCCTATCTAACTTTTCAGTAATAGTTTGAGTAATCAATGCCATGTTAAGGTAACTTTCAGCAACGTGACGAGCTCCAGTAATTAAAGTAGTAATCATTGTATCATCAGCAGATGTATCAACCTTTAAATAGTTTTTTACTTCAGACAATGTCCAAGGTTCTGTTACTGGTGCCGTTGTTACTTTATAAGCCATCTTTATATTTTTAAGTAGGGATAGAGATTTCTCCCTATCCCTTTACTATCCCCTATTATTTACAGATTCTTTAAATGCTTAATTGCAGCCGTATTAAGCAATTTGCCATCATAACGAGCATACATTAAGAAACCTACTTCCATCTCATCCATGAAACGCTCACGCAATGGCACAAGCACATTGTTGGCAACGGCACGGATAATATATTTACTCCAATCTCCAAAATAAATAATTTTAGCATCAGCAGCCTGTGCAGATGGTAAATCATTGTTCACAAAGAAATTGTAACCAAGCAATCTATCTGGTGTACCTTCTCTAAGAGATGGTTGGAACAAAGTAGTATTATTAGTGTCCAAGTTTAACTTTCTAACTGCACTCAAAATCTGGTCATGCATCATAAATGCAGCAGATGGTGAGTTACGGTAAGCAATGTCAACTGAATGAACAAGGTCAACCAAGTTAGCAGCAGTAAAGGCACCAGTAGATGCAGATTCAACACCGGAAGGTGCAACATCTCTGAATCCTGTTGGTTTACCAGAACCATCACCAGTAGTAAATGCAGTGTTCAATGCTCTACCTAAACGCTCACCTAACATGATTGGTAATTCACTATTCAATAGACCAAACTCGTCATTTGCCCATTCAACAGATACCTTTACCAACGTGGTACAAACGTGAGCTGCAAATGTCTCTCTTGTAAAGGTCATGTCTTGAACAGTTACTGCCGTTGCCTCTGTATGCCAGTTAGCAGCCGTGCCTGTATCATTAACTTTTGGCCAGTACAATGTACCTGCTTTTGGTGTAGTGATTACACGGCTAACCTGTAACATTGGTCCGTAGTAAGCCATTGTTCTTTCCAATTCGTTAGAGAACTGGTAAGGAATAACATAACCACCTGCCAATCCAGTCTCCGCAGTAGTAATCGTTGCAGTACCACGCATTTCACGGAGTAAACCGCGCTCAGTGTTATTCAACTCTCTCTTTGCAATAGCCTTTATGAATGCAGAGTGATACTCTGGAGACTTAACAATCTCTCTTTGATCCGTTGGCAATGCAGCAAGTGTATCTTCAATACCACTAACTCCTCTTGACTCAGAGTTGATTTCATTCCATCTTTCTAAACGTGAAATTTGGTCTGTATAACTTTTAAAAGAGCTATCTGCTTTATCCCATTGTGCGGATTCGTCAGCAGACATTAATCTACCTTCGGCTGCGGCTCTTTTTTGTAGGTCTTCCATTATTGCGTAATCGGAAGCCCGCTTTTCTCTTAATTCCTTTGCAGTCATTATTTTGTTTTTAAATTTAATAAGTGCAGGGCGTTCCTGCGTAACTCGTTCTGTATATTAATTTCAGATTTAACACATATATCAATAACACTTTGTAATTCTTCATCTAACTTTCCTGCTATCTGCTCATAGCTGCGCTTGGCAACCATGGTATCTGGATTAGCAGGATAAGTTACTGGAGAAACATCGTAAACTTTTTTAATAGAACGTATGATTCTTTTAGGTTTCATGCCTTCCCTTTCTTGCCAGTCCTCTGCCTCTACACTAAAAGCAAATGATGATTGATAAACATCACCACGTTTAACCATTTCTAAAAGGTCGTTACCTAAAGAAGTATTTGGTGCTTCAAAAGAATATTCCAAAGCATTACCCGTAAGATTTAATTTTAAAGTACCGGATTTAGTTCTGGCTAAAACCATATTAGCATCATGATTAAATAATGCTACTACATCTGTCATATCTGAATTGGTAAATACATCTTGGCTCATCTCTTCGTCATACCAACCCATATCATAAGCAGAGTTAAACACCGTAGCAGTGCCTACGATGGTGCGAGATTCTGGCATAGCCCTAAACTCATAATTTATACTTCTCTTTTCCATTGTTTCTTCTTTTGACCTTTCGTCCATTATTTTATTAGCTGTTCTTTCTGCCCAGGGCAACATGGTTGAGCCACCCCAAGCGTCATACATGATTGAACCGCATATTTCATTATCATCTTCATCAAAATATTTGCCTTGGTCATATACCTTGGCTCTACTTAAAAAACTATATGTCCTTATCACTTCATCGTCACTTAATGCCTCTCTTCCGCTTAACTGCCTTGCCCTTGTCCAGCCTACACTTGTACCGCACTGGCTGCCATTATCTTCTTTATGCTGCAATGCTTTCTTTGCGGCATTTGTTGCTGATTGTGGGTAATTACTGTACGGCATCGCTTGTAGGTTCTATCTTTATGTTAGAAGCTAAAGGCAATTCGTAACTATCTCCACCAGTGTAAGGATTCATATTCTCTTTAATCCTAATTTCGTTAGGTGACATGGCTAACACATTACGCATAGTTGTATAATAAGAAGATCTCGCTGCAACGTCACCACGGAGTAAGCCATCAAGATTAAAACGTGTACTATACCTTTCTTTTTCTACCTCAAAAAATATCTTTCTATTAAATTCTGCCTCTATAATTTCGCACAATGGCATAATAGTGTAATTAACAAACATTTGGCTTAACTGCTCCATGTTGCTAAATGTAGCCTTATCCATATCCTCCAACAAAACACCTGGTACACCTGTTATGCGAGCAATGTCTGATATAGTAGCCTTCTTTGTTTCATTAAATGCTGCATCGTTTGGGTTAAGACCTACCTTCTGAAAGTCCATGCCTTCCTCTAAGATGGCAGTGCCTCCAGCATTTTGACTGCCTCCAAAAGCACGATTAAAAGAAGATTTTAATCTGTCGTATGCCTCATTAGTTAACTTGCCAGGATGCTTTAGCACTCCGTTTAAGTGTGCGCCATTCTTGTAAAAGTTAGCACCGTAATTTCTATTGGCTAAAGCTAAGCCATAGTTATCTCTGTGAAGGTCTGGCATAACAAAACCATCTATACCATTCCATGTAAGATTTGGAATATGGATAATGTTATCGTAACTGTATTTCTTATTTGTTTTTTTGTTTCTAAACAATAACTCACCTCGTGTATTGTAATAGCTTTCCATATGCACCGGATCAAGTATTAAAAGACTTGTAATCCTTTGGCTATTTGCATTTCTGTTAATAGCAGCGTAAAATACACCATGGCTCAAATAATGCAGAACCATAGTCTTATAGAACGTGTGAGCTGTATAAAACTGTGAAGGCTCACGACTAACTATCTTATAATTAGGATGCTCTTTTGCTATTCTTATGCTCTCATCAACTCCTTTTTCAATTATATCAAAAGGTAAAGAGGCAATAACACCTCCAAGTATTTGAGTCGCTCGGTAAAATGCAGGTAGACCAATAATAGAATATTCATCTACCGCAACACCAGCAGCTGAACCTCTTTGAAACAATGCGCCTAATGTATCACCATTAATAGGTGTACTTGGATTTTCAATACTTGCGCGAGTATTAGAAAAAAAAGACCGCATGGAGTTAATTATTCCCATGCGGCAAATATAAACCAAGATAGTATGAAGTAATGGAGTTATGGTAACATCTCAAACAAATCGCATTACCATATAATTGCTTTTTGCTTTTCTAAAACTTTCGTAGGTCTTATATTTCTCATCCAATCCAAATTCATCTCTCTCCTCCTCCAATTTTATCCATGCCTCTTGATGTGTACGACATTCTCCGGATAACTCGTAAAACCTATGAAAATATCCGCTTGTTGAATTAATTTGTCTAACCTGTTGAGCGTACTCATGCTTTGCCATTAATTTTTCCATAATTAAAAGGTTTTTATTTTAATTAGGTACATTTTATAACATTAACAATCCTCCTTCCCTTTCCTTCCCTTCATATATTGTTGGTCTATCTCCTTGCATTATCTGTGCGTAGGCCATGACCATTGCCACAGCTCCATCCACTTTCTCTGTGCTTTTAGCTTTATCTATTTTTATGTTGCCAGCAGGATCTAACCGCAAAATAACATTGCTCATCATCCACTCTAACACTGGATTACCATCATGTGTAATTTCATGAGATAAAAACAACTTTTCTACCTCCTTGGTTGGAGCAGACATAGAAATAAAGCCTTGACCAAATGGTTTCATAGTTGCGCCATCGTTTGTCAACTGGATAACAAGCTGCGAGGCATTCCATCTGTCAAAACAAATGCACTCTATTTTATACTTAGCCGTTATTTCAATTACCTTATTCTTTATGTAATCGTAATCGGTTACATTACCATCTGTCATAGTAAGATGCCCATCTTGCTGCCATTGCAGATAAGGTACACCATCACTGAGCGATCGCTCTCTCACATTGTCCTCTGGGCAAAAGTAATAAGATTTTATATGTGGCTTAGATAATCCTTCTTGTACGGGAAAACAAAGTACAAGTGCGCAGATGTCACGCGTTGAGGCAAGGTCTAAGCCAGCATAGCATTTTTTATTATACAACGTATCATCATCAATAAATAACCTGGTTGCATCAATGTAAGACTGGGAAATCCAAACGGAGGAGGTAGATGTCCATACATTTAAATTCTTTGTCATAAATTGTATTTGCTTTGCGGCCCCTTCGTTTAATGCCTTTTGATACTGGTTATCCATGTAGTCCATGTAGGGAGTTACACCAAGGTTAGGATTGCTCTTTGTCCAATTATTTTTATCCTGCCAGTCATCTCCTTCATCTAAACAAAATAAAAGCGGAAAAACAGACTCATCTATTTTCCTTTTCTCTAAAATGTCAACCATTACCTTTCTGTACATATAACAGGGAGACTCCCGATTAAAGCCAGCAGTAGTTGTTATTAGGAGTAATGGCTGTAACCTTGAACCCATGCCAGTCTCCATTACTTCTAAAACATCGCTTGTCTTATGCGCGTGATATTCGTCAATAATAGCACAATGTGGATTAAGACCATCTAAGGTATCAGCATCGGCACTAACAGATTCAAACTTTGTATTTGTGGTAGGTACATTACAATTATACTTTAAAACATTAACCAACTTGTTAAATGTCTTAGAATCATTCTTTAAATTCTTTAAAAATACTTTAGCCGTATCAAAGGCTATCCTCGCTTGATCCCTTGTCGTTGCAGCTGTGTACACCTCCGCTCCCGTTTCATTGTCTAACAGGAAACAATAAACTGCAATCGCAGCTGCTAACTCTGTTTTGCCGTTTTTCCTTGCTATTTCAAGGTAAGCCTTGCGGAAGCGTCTGCCACCAGTCTTTTTCTGCCATCCAAATAATACTTTAATAAAAAACTCTTGGAATGGTTGGATGTTAAAGCGCTGCCCGGCAAACTCGCCCTTGGTATGTCGGAGTGCAGAAATAAAGGAGAAAGCCCTGGTTGCCTTCTCCTCTGAAAACACATACTCCCAATCGTTATTTTTTAAATCAGCTAAATGCCTGTCAACTGCCAGTCTTGCATAGTTACCAATGTTTAATCGCCCCGAAACAACATCCTCAATAAATTTCATTTATTTTAATTCTAATTTTAACTGTGCAATGTGAGCCTTGTATCTTTTTTCCTGCGCCTCAAAATATTCTTTATCCAATTCAAAAGCCGTAAAATCAAATCCCATTTCATACGCTGCAATCCGACTGCTTCCAGAACCTAAATGAGTATCAAGTATTTTATCGCCTTGCTTAGCGTAATTTTTCAAAAGCCATTTGTAAAGGGCTACGGGTTTTTGGGTAGGGTGAATACGTTCTTCTTTGTTTTTCATATTTTGCTGAAGCATTCCATTCCAAGTATATTCAAATATTTTAACACTTTTATGAGTAGAACAAATAGCAATTTCAGCTTCACCAAAGGCAGTACCATTTTTATTCCAAACAATTACACCACCACATAAACCTAAAAAATTACCTCCCCATACAATTTGATTTTTACTTACTCTTTCAATTTCTATATAATATTCGTTGTCTGGGGAAATATTACTAAATAAATGATATAATTTCCTTTTAGTAGCTTGTTTATTTTGTTTTTTATTATCCATTAAACCTATTGCATCTATATTGCCATACGGCGGGTCAACAATAGCCAAATCAAAGTATTTGTCTGGATACCTTGCCATGCCTTCCATGCAATCCTCATTCGTCACCTCGCTTATAAAATTATTCATTTAGGTGTTTTAATTTCTATGGCAATAAATCTGAATAAGAAAACAAAACTAACAAATCCAAGTGCCTCTAAAAAGTCTATATAATCAAACCAAAAGAATTTAACGAAAAGCCAATTCCATAAATAGTAAAATGGAACAGCTAAACCTGTGACCATTATACTCATAACGATTATAAAGGTCAATGTTTCATAAATGCTTTGTTTCATTAGTTCATTTTTAAAAGTTTAGCTATCTCGTCATCCTCATCTTCGTTACTATCTCTAAAGTAGTCTAATTTTAAACGGCTGCCAGGATCTAAGCCTAAACTCTTGCTAATTTCCAAAAACATATCCATACTTTGCTTAAATGCAGTCCATTCTGCAGAAACTTGCCTCGCACCGTTTGGATGCACCATTACTGCGCCCGAAACTGCAAGAACCTCGGCATTGTAAAGCAGATGGCCAATGGCGCGCGTAGCAATGCTCAAAAAAATGTCATCAACGTCCTTGCTTGCCTTGTGGGCTTGTAAGTGTTCTTTTAATTTCTCATAAATCTTTACCTCGTCCTCATTTAGTTTCAGCAGCGACCTGCCGACTGGAGAACCGGAATAGGACTTGATACGGGAAGGTATCAATGTACCTTGAAGTTCTTTTGCTTTTAACGATTTTGCTCTCATTTGCTTTTACTTTTGTATGTTTTGTTAAACCCCCCTTTTGGGCATTGATTTGATGTGCTTACATTTGCACAGTACGATGTTTGGGTTTTGGAGGTAATTCCTTCCCTCCCCCGGTCCTTCGTGCCTCTCCGACCCTGTCCGCTCCTCCTCCTCATGCTCCTCCTTGTTGTTCCATGCTCCTCTTCCTCTGCACCATCTGTGCCAGCCATGTCACCACATCAGCCTTGTCCTTCGGTAGTATCTTTGCGTCTGCATCCATGTAAATGGGAACAGGTGCAACAGATGTCTTCTCCAGTATTGACTTAGTATCATGGCAAGACTTACATAGTGCTAATAGGTTGCCTAAGTTATACATACTACCACCACGCGTGATAGGTATCATGTGGTCAACACATCCTTTCCTATCACCTGGTGTTATGTCAACCATCTCACCTAACACCAAGCACACCTCACACAATGGATTAGCACGTCTATAGTTTACGCTTACCTTCTGCCATGCACTGTTATAATTACCTTGCTCACCAGATGGCTTGCGCATCATCTTAGCCTTGTTAATGCTTGACTGTATGTACTTAGGTATGTATGGCATCTATAGTCCTTTTAGTATCTTGTATCGTGTTTGATTAAGTAAGTCTATGTGTAACACCTCATTAAGATACTTCCTTCCTTCCTTAACGAGAGATAGCTTATTAATGTTGCCAGCTATAATAGCTAATACAAGGTCAAAGAACTGGTGAGGTGTATCATAACACATAACACCAGGTATATTAAACTCCTTAAAATATACATCTGCTAACACTGGCATACCATTGGCTAAACATTCTATGGCAAAGATATTAGACTTACATTCATTAAACTCATTCCTTACTAATGGATAGTAACCATAATCACCTTCTATTCTCTGCATAAATGTAAAATAGATGAACATACTATTCCACTCGACAAAGTTAGCCTTCTTACTAAAGTCATACATGATAAACTTAGGCATACCAAAGAAAGTAAACTCTGTGTCTAACTCCATCGCCTTGTTAAGTTGCTCTTTAATAGTATGTAGGTCTGCAAAGTGTGTACTTCCACCACGCCATACAAACCTTGGAGGATTGTGCTGCTCCTCTACCTTTGTCATAGGTAGGTCAGTAGGTGTCCATCCATTAGGTATAACAAACATAGGCTTATCATGGCTCAAAGGTTTATAAAGGTCATATAGCTTTTGAGTAGATACTATAATTACATCGGCAAATAAGAAAGTATCTTGTATTTGCTTTTGTACCTGTGGATTACTAAAATAAGTTGATGCAGGATTATCTTCCGGAACATTTAATAAATGATCGTCAAAGTCGATTATCACAGCCTTTCCCATTCGCTTTGCATCTGCCATGATACCAAGGGATGCAGTTGAATTAGGACGCTGAATTATGACAATATCTGTGTTATAAATATCATGCCACACTGCCTTTTCTTGGCTACAGATAATCAACTCAAATTTCTTTTGCAATGCAAGACGAGAGAAAGGGCCTATCGTCCTGTAGTAATCAGTCGCTTGACTCTTAGAAGAGGTAAATATAGTAGCCTTCATTTATTGTTTTTTTGCCAATCTGCACATAAATAATTAATAATCTCAACCAGTGGCATCTTCTTTCCAGTCTTTGCCGATAGCTTAATCTGTGTTGTAATAAGCATCCTATGACTATCCTCATCTAACAACACGCTTTTCTTTTTTTTCGTTAGTACATCCATTTTTTTATATTATTTATGCAAAGTTATACAATTTTATATATATTTGCAAATAAAAAATAATTATGATAAAATTAATAGTTTCTGGACGCGTTGGACAAGACGCAGAATTAAAGACAGTAGGAGATACAACTGTATGCTCTTTTTCCATTGCTCACACTGAAAAGGTCTATGGACAAACACCTGGAGAAAAAACAATTTGGGTAGGTTGTTCTGTATGGGGAGAGAGAGCCGTTAAACTTAATCCATTCATTACAAAGGGAACTTACATTGTGGCAGAAGGATCTGGCACGGTAAATTCTTACATGAAAAACGGTGAGCCTGTTGGTATGATAAACTGCAGAATCACATCTTTAGAATTTGGAGGTAAGCCTACCGCAGAAGCTACTCCGCACACCGCTACACCGCCAGTAGGTAAAGTAACTTTTGAAGGTGTAGATGCAGATTTACCATTTTAAACAACATTTATAAACCAATTAGTATGAACAAACAAACAAAAATTAAAGGCTATATGCTTTTAATCCTCGTTATCTCCTCCCTCTTCATCTCCTTTTCCGGCAAAGGTACTTATGCTAAAAGCAAAAACAAGGCACCTAATCCTGCTAAAGAATATCCACAAGATAATCTTATGATTATTGACATGAAGAATCTGCCAGGAACACAGATTAAAAACATGGGCAAAGATGAATTGCAAGAGTTTTTAGAAGGACAAGGCTTTAGGAGATTAAAGAATAAAAGTCTGGTAGATTTAAGACGTATATGGTTAGGCTTTATGTATGAAGATTTTTTTTATACTATGCATAAGAAGACTGATTTGCCTATCTCTGTTATTTATGCTTTTTTTATCATTGAGGCAACCAATGCCGGAATAGAAAGTAAGTTGATGGCAAAAGCATTAAACCCTGGAGGAATAAAATACAGAGACACCAATAAAAAAATTAAT